GCATTTGTCGCCAATGAACCAATATAATGGGCAGTGTTCCTGTTTATTTCAGTGTTAAAATTTTGCGGTGGATAAGTTGCCGTAGAAAATGCTGTAATTTGTAGTCCATTAACATACAAGCGCACTCTGTTAGATGCCGTTGCTTGCGTTGTGTCAACTTGCCAAACAATGTGATACCAAGCGGAAGGGTCACGAAACACTTGCGTTGTTATTAAATTATAAGCAGTACCCGCAAACAATTGTGTCCACAAAGTATCAGTACCCGGATAAAGGCGAATACCATCATTAGAATTATTAAACAAAAACCTGTCGGAAGAAAGAACACCAAGTTTTACCCAACTGCTCCATGTCCATGTTGTTCTATTTCCTGTACTAGCAGGAGTACGATTAAAAAAAGCAGACGCACTTGACCGCAGTCTTACACTACGCTGCAAGAAATAACCGCCTTGTCCTGATGCGCCTGCTAATATATTTGAGCCTACTATCATGAGTAATTTCCAGTAAATACTGTATGAATAGAAGTTGCTGAACGAACTACATAATCAACACGATCAACAGCATTAGCAGCAGTTGATAATGTTGGCGCAATGCCACCATTTGCAAAATCCCAAAAAGAACCCCAAGACAATGTGCGACTACCAGTTGCATCCTGAACTATAAATATAGAACCTGATTGCCCTGCAACTATATTTGTTGGATTTGCTATTGAACGATTGCCACCTAGCGTTACTGTGAAATTACAGTTAGCAGCAAAATCAGGCGTAATAGTTGCGCCATCGGTTAATGTAGTAATTGCCCCACGTTGCCCACCTGTAAATGATTGCGCTACATTAGTGAACGCAGTATTAGCGTTGTATGCTTGCACATCCGTACCAATGACTAAACCTAATGCTGTTCGTGCCGCAGGCGGGTTGCCAGTTAAACCTAGCAATGCAGTTACATATTCCCAAAGCTGTGCAAAGCCTGCCCTTGCGACCGCATTTGATGGGTTTGGGTAAGTGTCAGAAATAGCTGTTTTGGCGGGCGGTGCTGTGTATGGCATGATTTAATATCCTTGCAAAGTAATGTCGGCTTTTGCGCCTGATGTTGCGATTTGACTAGAATTATAACCTGTGATAGTTGGTGCAAGTGGGTTTGTTTTATCAACCCGCAATGTAACAACTCCCACTCCATTTTGCTGCAATGTTGCTTGTACGTTAGTTATAGATGTGAAGTTTTTTGTGTACGCAATTGCACCGCCTGTGACAGTGTAATTAGGTAAAACTTCAATAATGTCTGGCGCATCAACCGCAAAATTAAATTGAGTAACTTTACCAACTGCGCCTGTACCCAAAGAGATTCTAAATTGATAATATCCGTTTTGTACAACTATGCTTGAAGGCATTGGCAAGAATGGCGTATCACCACCACCATAAAATGACGCATTATCATCTATGCCATATTTTGAATCGCCATCTGCACCGTAAAATGATGGGGCATTAACTTGCCTATATTCAACAATTGGATTATTGCCTTCCGCAGTCCAATATAAAACGCCTACTGAACCTGCTAAAGCATCACCAATATAAGTTTCTAAAGTTGTATAAGTTAATGCCTTATAAATGTCTGCATCATAAAAAGATTCTGCATCACCATGATAAAAGGTTTGGTCATCCTCGCCATAAAATGATGTGTTTAAATCGGCAACTAAATCACCGCCAATAACTGAACAATTTACTTTATCGCCTAACCAACCATCGGCTTTAAAATCAATTACATCAATTACATTAGCAATCAAATTACTGTCAGACACATTTAAATTAATTGCCGCAGCATTAACTGATTCATGTCCTTCAGTATCAACTGCTTTAATTAATACCGTTACAATCAGCGCAGTTAAGCCTGTGGCAGCATAAACTGTATCTGTAACCAATCCGCTAAACAATGGTGATGCAGTACCCCAATCGGTATTTGCGCCATATTGATAGCGGATTTTGTATCCTGCTAACCGCCAGTTTGAAACTGGATTCCATGATAAATTTATACCGTTACCAGTTGCGCCAGTAACATCATCAATGTAAGTCGGATTCCAAATAATTTGTGTGCCGCTAGAAAACAAACTTATCTTTAGCGCATTACCTACACGCACAAAAAAGTAATATGTACCCGCTTCAAATGTAGCAATTTCAAATGCGCTTAATGCTGTGCTTAGATTAAATCCTTGTCCATTTGTTGACGTATAAGTTGTAAGCAAACTTAATTGTGCGGTTGTTGGATTTGCTACAGTGGAATACCATATTTCTAAAAATTCAATAATGCCACTTTCACTAGTAGTTGGCACAACATCAAATTTTGGTTTAAACCCTGCATTAACAATTCCGCTAATTACTGGCGCAGGTACAGTGCCAAAAATAGTAGGGTCTAAGAATCCGCTATTAGGCGCAGGCGTAAATTGAGTAACATTAGTATCAGCAAAAACGGCAGGATTAAATTCTGTAAGAATTAAACTTGCTGTAACCGAACCATCATCAGCAAAATTTTCTGTTACCTTTTGAACTCTAAATAACTTGTTAGTAAAGGCATAATTTGTATTTGTTAATTCTACAATATCGCCTGCTTCTAATTGAATTCCAACATAATTAATGACGCATTGAATTTGTAAATCTTCTCGGCATGATTTTAAAAATCTGTTTGCTAATACTTGCGCTCTTACATTGTCATTAACTAAAGGCAGTGTAATGGTCTGTTTGTTTACTGGTTCATTTGGATACAGCAAAGATGGTGCAACTTGTGCAAGGTCAAATATAGAACTTGCAAAAGTATCTTGTTCGGTATTATCAATAAATTTAACTTCAGCAATATTAAATGTATTGGATATGTCTAATGGCGAAACACTAATTGCGCCAATTAAATTTGAATCGTCAATTTGTAGTGCAGTTGTATAAGTTGGTTGCTGAATTATTACGCCCCACTTGCTTGTTATCTCATTATATTTAACTAAACAATCACAGCAATTAGCCATCATTTGAATGTTAGCCATAATTGGTTGATCAGTTAAAATAACCCCATCAAACCTAAATCTAATTATGCTATTTGTGCCGCCTGTATATGGCGTGAATGTTATAACTTGTGAGCAATAAGCATTTAAAGCAGTTAAACTTGTGGTATCTACATTAGCCAATGCTAATGCAGCACCGTATCTTGATGATCTAAAATAATCTAAGAAACAATCTCCCGGATTTGATCTAGGATTAATTACTTGAAATCTTGTTTGTTGAATTCCAGTAATATTTGCATCACTTGAATAAGTTAATTTAATAATTAAAAATGCACAATTAGTCATTAACTTAGTGGCATCCCATTGATATGATAAATTAGGGTCACTCATTACAGTTATTGCAGATAGTGCGCTATTTGTTGGAGTATTTGAACCATTGCGGTAAAAATAAAACTCCATTAACCCTGCAACAGACGTATCAACCAATCCACTAGATTCATCAAGCAAGCCAGTTACTTTATAAGTTTGTCCAACTGTTGTGCTAAATATTACTTTCTTACCGCCCCAATAAACATCGCCAAAACTAAACACATCACCAGTATTTCCATTTTCTGAATTGGTTACTTCAGATAATGCCATTACATAATAAATTTGCTGATTATTATTTGTAATAGATAAATCAACAATAGTGCCGCCAACATAAGCAGAGCCATAAATTACTGGTAATTTATTATCAGTTGCAGGCGGTATCTGTTGACGATTTCCCGGATTAGGATAACGTGTGCCATCAAATGAAGGCATATCAGGCGCAAATACTCGTGCCAAAACTGCTGAAACAACCATATTAATTGCAAAGGCAGCAACAGCAATTGTTGTTGCTGATGCGCCAACAAAAAGTGCGGTTGCAATAATTGTTCCAACAGCAAAAGCAGGCGCAGTAAATGTTAATAGCGCAATAGCTAACCAAATTTTATTGAATCCAGTTTTCATCTATTTTCCTAAACCCTAACTTTTCATATTTTAAATTTGGGCTAGTTGCAATTTTGCTCAAAGTAAAATATTTAATTTTGCCGCTATTTTTTAATTCGTTTGCATATTCTAAATATGCTTTCAATAATTTATAACCTGAAGTGCCGTTTCTATATTGTGGCAATACATACCATGCAATTTCGTGAAGAACAAATGTTTCATGATTCCAAATGCTAGGCAATGTTAAACACATAAAAAATCCAACATTGTCTTTAATAAATATTCTGCCTTGTCCTGCAAAAATGTTATTTATTAAATTACTTAGTTGGGTTTCATCATTGCTTGCAAATAATTCTTTTAATGGGCTTTCATCTCGAAAGCATTTCATAAATTCTATTATCTGTGTCTTATCGTATTTGTTTGCTTGTCTTATCATTCTTTACCAAAAGCATAATTAATAGTTTGAATAAACGCTACTCGATTCATGCTTGTATCATTTGGGGCATAAAATTGCCATGAATTATTATTTGTATATCTACCTGCTAACCTGTTTTGCAAAATCAATTGTATGCTTGACGCACTAACTGTAATAGTGCCAAGATAACCACGCACTTCTTCATACCATTGCTCACTAATACCAAATGAATTGACGTATCCATTAAAAAATTGATATAACCCGCCAGTGCCACCAGTGGTTAATAATTCCCCATTTGCATTAAAAAACCCATGCCACATTTCAAGTTGTGCGCCTTTTATTTCCGTACCTAATACAAGCGCAAGCATTGTTGGGTCAATACCTGTTAATGTTACTGTGGTTTCATTTGCAGTTGATTTAATATCTCTAGTTGCATTCCCAACTTTTACTAATTGCCCTAATGCGGTAAACGGCAATGCATCAACTGCCGGAACTGTTATTGCTGTTGGCGTAGTAGCAAAACGATAAGTTGCAGAAGGCGTAGTCATACGCACAAAATCCGCATAACGAATTGTGTTTGTATTTTGTACTGGAGCAATGTTATTCACAGCACAACCTCATATCCTCTAAACTGTCCATTCCATTGAATGAATGAATCATTGGTCATTGGGATTAATGTGTAATCAGGATAATCACGCAGCACTACTGGAAAAGTAATGCCTGTGTAATTGCTACCACCAATTGGTTGCGTTGTGCCATATTGCCCAATAACCGCTTCCATTGTTGCGCCTAATGTAGTCAATATGGTTCTATGCACTGGAATATTAACCGTTGTATCAACTCCACGTTGCACATCGGCAGTTGCTATATATGAATAACGATCAATCTGCAAAAAATCGCCTGTCTTTACAATGTATGCACTTGCAGAAATAGAAGGCAAACTTCCCAAAACAATAGTTTTATTTGCTGATGCTGTTTGGTATCTGCAAGCTGCAATTTGACCACTAGTCATATCGCCACGATAAGCAATATAGTTAAGCCATCCAGTAGTGCCAAAATTTAAATACTGTTCAGTGATTCTATCCGCTTCACGCAAACTAGATAACAAGCCACGATTTTGCGAATACAGCAAATAATTCATTGGCTTAATTGTGAATTCAAATGGTTGCACCGTTAAAACTTCGGCAGTGCTTATACGCATATTGCGTGACAGCATTTGCCCTGCAAATTTATGGTCATTAATACCAACCGATTCAGCAACAGATAAGATTGTTTGCAGCGACATAATTACCTCGAAATTGGTACACTACGATTGGCAGATTGATATGATGCCCAAATCGCATTTTTATTTGCAGCTAAAAACTGTGTGGCAGATTGTGTGTCTATTGCACTCATATTTGCAATGTAATTGCCGTTCACTGTTATGCCATTATTGCCACCGCCTGCCGCAGCCATTTGTTGCCATGAGCCATTAGGTATAACAGTGCCAGAAGTTTGTGGAACAAATAATTCTGCGCCATTTTCACCAACAATAGTAGGTGAATCAATACGACCGCCAGATGCTTTTTTACCAACACCACTCATAATAAGACTTGCGCTAGGATTTGCACCACCGCCTGTAGGCATTCCACCAAAACTACTTATTATTGATCTTAATATCATGGATGCTTGCGCTCTCATTTCCATGACAAGCAAATCTTTAATTACACTGCCGACAAAATCTTTAAACGCAAATTTACCTGTATCTACAAACCTGCGAATGGCAGTTTCCATATTAGATGTTACTGATTCAAATGCAGCACGACCACGCAATGATGCTTTTTCAGCCGTTTCTGTATATTCCTTCATAGCTTCAGACCAACCTGCCGACCATGATTTTTGTCGCTCAATAGATTTCTGCAAATTTTCATCTTCCATTTGATTCAATTGCAGAAAATAATCTCTTCTATTTGCTAATTCGGTTTCTATATAATAAACTTTCTTATCGTAAATTTCTTTTGCTCTAACTTGTTCAGAAGAATCTGCCCTTTCAAATTCTGCCAATGCAACTGCTTTAGCTTCCGTTGCTCTTTGCTCGATGTCTTTTAATTTTTGCGCTTGGTCAATATTTAATTTGCGAACATTGTATTCATTCTCAGAAATTTTATATCGCTCACCCTCTAATTCAAGCAATTGCTTTTGATTGTCAAATTCATTTGACATTAACTCTGTATTAAGTTTATGCAATTCAAACATTTCTTTTAATTGAGCATTATATTTTGCTTGCCTGTCATAAGCCTTTGCAAGTAATTCTTGAAATGCTTCTTCTAATTCTTTTGCTTTCTCTGCTTCTTTTTTTCTTTTTTCGGCAGCTTTTTCTGCATCTCTTTCTGCTTTTTCTCTTGCTGATTTTTGTGCAGCTAATTGTTTATCGCTTAACTTTTTGTAGTCTGCACTTATGTCAGGAATGCCGCCTGCATTTTGCGGGAAAGATTGACCAACAAAAGATTCTTTTTTTCTACTTGGTAAATTTAAATCTTTTAAAATTAAATCTTGTTGTGCTTGCTGTTTAGCAAACCAAGACATATCAGATTTTTGTATCTTATCTAATTCTTTACCAAATTCTGCGGTGCTATTTATCCATGTGGCAAATGGTTGCGCTAATTTCTGCATCATCAAGCCAATGTTTTTCATTGCCTTTTCGATGTTTTCCCATGCCGCAGCATTATCCTCAATTGATTTAACTAATTCAGGGTCTTTAAATTCTTTGTATTTATCAACAAAATCATCCCAATTAACTGTCTTAATTGATTTGCCTAATAAATCTTGACCAAGAGAAAGCCGTTCGGTTGCTGATCTTGCTTCAGTTAATGCAGAAGCAACACGCCTAAATAATTCATCAAGTTTTAATCTATCAACTTCCGCACCAGATATACCAAGCCGTTCAAATGATTTACGCATTTGATCGTTGCCTTCTCTTGCGGCATCTTGGGCGTTAGCAAGTTTTTGAAACATTGTTGACGCATCTTCAGCGTTACCGCCTGCGCCTTGCAATGCTGCTTGAGTAGCAAGAACTGATTCAACTGTTATATCTAATGCTTTTGCTAAATCAGAATATTCATCTGCCTTTTGAAATGTTTTTGCTAGTGCTGCGGTTGTTATGGTTGCGGCAATGCCAACTTTTGTAAATGCGTCTGCAACTGCGTTTTCCCATTCGCGCATTTGCTTTTTTTGCTGATAAACAAACTCTCTTGTTTTACCAGTGGCATCATCCATGCCTTTAAGAAATTCGGAAGTGTTTATACCAAGATAAACACCAAGACGCGCAATCAATGACATAATTTAACCTGTGTTTTTAGCCCGATATTTATTCAAAGCAATTTGTATTTCTTGCTTTAATTTTTCAGTAACTTCATGTTGTTTGCTTTCCAATGCAGGGCGCAAATATGGTCTAGCTGCCATGCGTACAGTACCAAATTCTCTTTGCACTGCTAATGCTGATCGTTTACTCATACCTTTAACATCAACAGTTTTGTTTTTATTTTTTGTACCAAACTCAACTGCCATTGCTCGCGCATCCGAAATATCACCAACATTCAATTTTGCGGATACAGTAGCCATTATTAAATCGCCTTTTTGCACATACTTTGATCTTAAATCTTTTGGTCTAACTGGTCTTGCTGTTATTTTAAGTGTTCTTTTTAGTTGCCCTGTATCCTCACCATGCCCATGATATAAATTATCTTTTGCTTTTTGCAATACAACTTGCATGGATTTTCTAGCGGCAGGCACTAAAATATTTTTACGCGCATCTGTAACACCAAATTCTTTATTTATTTGGTCTAGCAAATATTCAAATTCTGCAAATCCAACTAAACTAGTTTTTGACATTTGTAAGGTTCTTATGTGAATCAGGCATCATTGAAATAAAAGCAAGCAACTTATTATTTACATCATTGCGTTTTTGTTCTTCAGTTAATGGCGCATAAATGTAATCATAAGCCAGACCAATTACATTTTGTAATTTATATGGTTGCTGATTTTGCGCTCTAATATAATTAAACACACCCGCAGTTAAACTACCAATAGAATTCAATACTTGCTTATTGCCAATAAACCCATCATTTATTGCAACCATTACTAACCTGTAATCATCCTCGCTCATTGCGTCTGGATTTGCACCATGCGCCAACATATATGCCCGCGCCTGTAGTCGCAATGAGCCAATTAGTTTTTTCTTGTTTCCTCATAATTTGGCGAAATTACTTCACCAATTTTTTTTGATATTTCTAATTGAACTGAAAACGGAAATTCAGTTTCAATTTCTTCATAAGTTAATTGCGACAAATCCGCGCCATCAATTACAGGCACTAGCAATTTAAACATTTCAACAATTCGCGCATTTGTTTGTGCTGTAATCTGCGCCATTTCTTTCATTGATTTGTCGTTAAATATTATGTCATCATCTAAAAATTTAAAATTTTCACCTTCTAAAGTGTCTTTTTTTTCTAGCAAAGGCGCACATAATTTATCGTAATGGCTTTGCCATTCAGTATTTTTAATGCGTGTATTCATTTCTTCATACTCTGAAGCAAGCGGAACACGCACCCGCAACTTTTGCCCCGCCATCATAAAGTCACGAATTCTTATGTTTTCAGTATTAATTTTTAGGGATTCTGATAGTTTCATGTCTTATCCTTTTTTAATAATGACTGTATATATTTCATTGTTTAGCCGTACTACATAATCGACTATTTCTTGTGGTGACATCTTATCGGCATGGTTAGCTGCAATTGAATGAGCCAATGCAATGCCAGTAAGTTTTTGCTGCGGAAATCCAAACCAACTTTTAGGCGCAGTTAATGATTGCTCTAATAAATAGCCTAATAAATCATTGCTTGATTGAATGTTTGTTGTCATATATTTTAATGTAAAAAAGCCCCCGAAGGGGCATTGTTTTAGTTGTTAGACCAACCGTATTGGTTACCTCTAGGATGTATCGTAAATACACATTTAGCTTCTGCGCTTGGGTCTGATTGAATCTGGAATTCAGACACGCGACCATTGAACGCATAAGCAACTGTGTTTGCTCCATCAACCGCAGCAATTACAAATGTGCGATCAATGATGCCGCTTTGTGAATCACCACGAATCAGCAACAATGCAGCATCCGATGGATTCCAACGAAGTTGGTGCAGATTGCACAGGAATTTTATCGGATTGGCGTGAACCCGCGACAGCATAGTTTACAACGCCATCATCTTGACCAAACGCAGGTATGCTTTCAACTGGAACTAAAACGCCTGCCGCGCCTGTACCGCCTGCGCTAGTGCCAACAATAGTCGCAACTTGTGCAGACCATACAGATAGATTTGCAGTTGTTAATGTTGTTGGGTTTGCGCCTGTTTGCATAAATAGCGAAGCAGCAAAGCCGGGAAGAACTCTATTAGGTAACGCCATGATAAATTTCCTTTATACGTTATTTGACCAACCGTATTGGTTGCCACGAGGATGAATAGTAAACACGCATTTTGCTTCCGCACTTGGGTCACTTTGTATTTGAAATTCTGATACGCGACCATTGAAAGCATAATAAACAATGTTGCTGCCATCTACTGCGGCAATAACGAATGTGCGATCAATAATTCCACTTTGTGAATCACCGCGCATTAAAAGCAGCATTGTGTCGGAAGGATTCCATGCGGCAGTAACAGATAAAGATGTTGGTGCTGATTGCACTGGTATCTTGTCTGATTGACGAGAACCTGCAACTGCGTAATTAACAACACCGTCATCTTGTCCAAATGCAGGTATTGATTCAACTGGCAATTGATTTGCACTAATAGCAATTGCAGCCACATTAGCTAATGTCGATAATTGAGTAACTGTTAATGCAGTAGGGTTTGAAGTTGGTTGTGCGTAAAGTATTGCAGCAAATCCGGGTAGAACTCTATTTGGTAGTGCCATGATTTTTCCTCGAAAAAGTTAAAAGTCTGTCTTATGTCGGAATATCCATTGTGCAATCAAGATAAACTGAATGTAAATTTATATCGTTCTCGTATGAATTATAAAGAAAATCAATATCAAGTTTACTAATATAAAAACCAGTTACCCCACCGAACTGCCCAGAGTATCCATGCAATGCTTGTATTATCGTGTTTGCTATGCCGAACGCATCTTGCAATGTTCCGGCATAAATATTGGTTTGGAATATAGGTCTGTCTATACCCTTCACCGATTGCGTTGTGCCTGTATAAACATCTTGATGCACATTACGCAAATTCCATGTTATAAACTTTTGCTGTGACGCAAAGTTTCTATTGAAAGACGCATACACTGGCACAGGACTAGCAGTAGTAGTTAGCTGCGCTTGTATTGCCTTTGCATAATCTAATACGTTATTTTGTGTAGCCATTTTTTACACCGAAGTTGATGGGTCATTGTGGTAACACAAAAATGTAACGTGCATCCTATCATTTGATTCAATCGCACTATCAATACGCCAATCTAAATTGCGCCATGTGATTGAATACAAATTTTGATTATCGTAAATATCTCTTGTATATGGCGTGAAATTAAAAGTTAAATTAATCATGCCTGCATAAACACGATATTTGTCGGTAATCTTTAAATCGTTTTTTACTTCCTTAACTTCAGCTTTACTATTAAATTTTAAAGTTTTAGTTGTAACTGCTTCACCATATTCATTAGTAGCAAATGAAAGGTCATAAACATTTACATCTTCATATCTTTTTACCATTACATCACCAATGGTTTATATGGTCTTAATAAAGTATCAACGCCTAATGGTATTTGTGCAAGTTGACCAACTGTTTCACCAACTGCGGAACGGTTATTATATAAATGCGTAAACCACAATAAACCTGCTTGTTTAATAACTGGATAAGTTGCTAATGGTGATGCGGCAAGCGTATAAGTTGCAATGACAGGTGAAGTCATTTGCGGATTAATTGCGCTCGGCAAATCTGTAACAATTATCTTTTGTCCAGTTGGGTCATAATAATAAGCAGATGGATTTACTGTAGTTAATACTGTTGGCGTTGAATCATTGTAATAAGCAACTGAATTAATTGTCACTCCACCTTGTGATGTTTCAGGCAAATCAAGTGACAATGGTGAACCATATAAAGCAGACGCACCATAATAAACTTTGTATTGAACGCTAGTAATGGACAATCCTAGATAATCCTCAATAGCCATTCTTATAGCTAACTCTAATGCAGTTAGGTATGTGTCTTGGCTAGTGTCAGAATACAGGTTTAATTGATTTCTAATTTCAGTAAGCGTCAACCACGCAGTCGCAATATTACGGTTGGTCTGTTCAAACCAATCATAATTGAACGGATTGCGTGTAGGCGCAAGCTGTACAAATCCTAAACCTGTTTCTTGGGATGCCATAATTTTTAAGTTTCAATAGAACGAACACCTGCAAATGGGTCACGAACTGTGCTTACCATACGTTTTTCGCCATACATTGTCACAAAACCGGGAGCTGTTTGTTCCATAGCTTGAATAGACATTTCTTCTACATCAGCAATAGATAAGAACCTTGCCCAATCAGCGAGATAAACAGATTTATTTCCTACTGTGCCAATCGGACTAAGGTAAGGATTTGGTATTACAGGAAAACCAAATACATGAGTTAATGAGCCTGCATTATCTGCGCCATTTTCTACAAACGCATAACTTGCACCATTGCCGCCACCGCCATGAACGTAATTGCGCAAAGCAACAATTGCTGTTGGATGCATCATCCATGCAGTAGTTGGTGATGACCAATATTGACTAGGTAGAGCATTAGCCATATCAACTAATGTTTCATGTTCAAGTGCGCCAGTGTTATAACCTACAGTCGCAATAGTATGCCGACCATTTGTAATTGCTGTGCCACTTGTACCAAATGCAGATACAGCACCCGCAGCACCAAGATATGAATTTAAACCACGTAAACCATTTACGCCACCAGTGCTTGTAGTTGTGCTACCTGCTTGATCGTTATTTAAGCCCATTGATGCGCCTTCAATCTGCGCAAATTCAAGTGCTAAATCTTGAATCAATTCTGCTTCTAATCCGTTTACATCCGATAGCACAGCAGTACGAACTGGGAATTGCGCTGTTATAACTCTAGTCGGCAATTGCCAAATGCTAGTGTTAATGTTTGGTGAACCACTATCAGGCGTGAACACATATCCAAAAGGATTTGTG